ATAAATGGGTCTTCTTTACCAGAAGCCACGCCTCTCTTTTGCAAAATAACACCTTCTGATTTTTCTTGAGTAGGTACTCCCTTGAATTCATAATGAACAGGGTCTTCTTTTGGAAATGGTCTAAAGAATCCTTTTGAATTTAAGAACGCTTCAGTACCAGCAGGAGCATTAGTTCCTACATCAATTGCATTGTCATGGAATGTTTGTTTATTAGGGAAGTTAGCAGGATTGGTTGGAATGTATATTCCTTTCTCACCCTTTTGCGCCCTATTGTATAAATCTTGTTGTTGTTCTCTTGTTCTAGTGCCACTTGTAATTGGAATGTCAGTATTAAACTTAGTCTTAAATTCATCTTTTAATGAAGATAATACTTGCTCTGGAATTGGAGTTGATGGACTAGCAGAAACTGCCTGATTAATCTTTTCAGGAGGAACTGTAGCACCAGGCTTAACATCTTTAAATACTTCTTCAATAATTTTAGGGTCAACAGGAATACCGTATTTTTCAGCCAATTCAAGAAGTTTCTCTCTATCTCTTATAACATTTCTTGTTTCTTGACGTGCTTCTTTACGTTCTTTCGTTGCTGCTTCATCACGTCTACGAAGTTCAGTCCTAATTTTTTCTTGGACTTCTAAAGGAGCCATTGCAGCAATTTTTTTCATGTTTTCAGGACTATATTCCATAGGAAATCCTTTAGGAATAGGCATACCATTTCTTTCCCAACCTTTTACAACATTATTCCATTCATCCTGATTTGCAGCAGTTGCTAATCCATATAAAGCTGTGTTTTGTTCTTTTTTCTGTAATTCAGCAGCATTTTTTTCAAAAGTTGTTCCAGTAGTAATTAATCGTCTACCTGCATCAGTTAAATTTGAATGTTCTCTTGAACCTGGAGGATAATATTTTGCTTGTTGTAAATATTTTTTTCCTTGAGATACTTCTTGATTTGCCCTTAATTTTAAATCATTCATTTGCCCTGCTACAGTAGGCATTCCATTTTCGTCAGTTAATTTATATTGTGGGCCTAATACATTCTGTGCCATAGTGGCTAATTCAGGTGGTTTACCTTGTTCAGCAATTAATTCTTTTTGTTGTTCGCCTAATTGTAATTTTTGTAAATCTAATTTTTGTCTTTCAACACCCAACTTTTGTTGTTCAACATCATAGGCTTCAGGAGCCATTTGTCCTTTACGATACGCACCGTATGGGTCAAACGAAGTTGCTAAATTAAATAGTTCAGTTCCTAGTGCCATAATTATGCCGTTGGTGTTGGAGATGGTTGGTTATATCCTGAATATAAACTATATAAAGGATTAACAGGAGTTCCTGTAGCAGTTCCGACTCCTGATGCTATTGCTTGTGCGCCACCTAACTGACCACCTAGTTGTCCAGTAAGTAGATTTGCTTGAGAAGTAGCACCAGCCGCAGGTGATTGTCCAGCACCACTTAATCCTGCCAATGTGGCTAATTGTTGGTTATACGTCTGTCCTGCTAATTGTTGTCCAAACTGTTGTCCTTGTAACAATGCACCACCTGACACTAACCTACCTTGTGCCGCTTGTTGTGCCTGCATACCTTGTAAGCCTTGTGCTAAGTTAAACTGATAACCAGGTGTTGAAGTAACTGTTTGAGGATTCTGCATTAACTCAGATAATTGTGCGGCGTATTGTGAACGATAAGGCCCAAATGGGTCAGCCTGTCCTGCTAATCCACGCATTTGTTGACCTGCTAATAAGGAACCTACCCCACCCGCTACTTGTCCTAATCCACCAATAATAGGTGCAGCAGTCTTAGCCGCTCCCATAATTTGTGCTAATGAGGGTAATGAAGATGCTGGAGCAGTAGCACCACCAACTCCTAATGTTGAAGCATCAGCTAAACCTAATCCTGTTCCAGCAGAGTAATCTCCAACTCCTAAACCTAATCCAGAACCTAGTGATGAAGCACCTAATTGGGGAGCAACACCGCCAGCACCTAATCCTGCATCTACTGCTGCCGTACCTGCTACATCGGTAGCTGCTGCTGTTCCTGCAATATCTGCACCTGCTGCGACTCCTGCATCGGTTGCCCCTATCCCTAAAAGATCTGCTGCTCCAACTGCTGCGTCAACTGCCATAATATTATCCTATAATCTTAGTGAACACTCGTTCAGTTTCTCTATATCCTAGACGGTCAAATATTGCACCTACATCGTGGTGCTTCTTAGTGTTCATTATGACTCGTTGGACACCGTACTTCTTTAGGATTTCCTCAGTCTTGATAAACAATTTTACACCAATTAACCCTTTTCTATAATCTTTTGATATATAAAATATGTCATTTAGTGCTGTTAGACTGTCCTTATAATGCAAATGGTAACGTATAATACAAATGCAATATCCTATTAATTTACCCTCATCACGTGCCGTAATAATCCTCATGGCATCCATATCGCATAATCTCTTATATGCTTCATAATCAGGGTTTAATTTAATAACATCTTTGTTATTAGCTATCTCTTCATAATGAAGGTCTAATAATGGTTTAATTTCCCCAATAACCTTATCATAAGATTCCTCTTTATATTCAATCATGTATCCCCCTTTTCAACTTCGCACTCAATATATTGCAATCTTAATGGTTCATTGTCTGTATGAAATATGTCAAATGACCTTCTACGACCTTGACCACCCCTATGTACCTGAGATTTAGCAGTATTTAAATTAACATTCTGCCATTCAGAATAATCATTATAATCATTACTTGTCCAACGCATCAACGCATAAGAGTCTACTTTGTCCCCTATTACTTGCATTTCACGCCAAAACTTACGGATATTATCCCCACCATCAATTAATGGAGTCCTCGACAATACATAAATAGGATTACCGTCATCTTGATAAACCGTTGGGTCTAATTTATATACCTTTCCATTTGACTCATGTTGTAATAAGTCAAAGCCACTAAAACTGGTATAGTTATAACAACTAAAGTATTTCTCGGCATTATCTTCTACAGAACTCCAATATGTCCATCCATGTTGAGCAAAGTCATATACAAGAGTAATTCCTACATCTTTTAGGGTCAAAATGTAAAAAGAATGTCCTGAAGTCTTAACACTAAACGCATAGGCATTACTTGGGGTACATCTATTTAAAACTCTCTCTACATATTGGTTAGAAATAATCTGTGGGCTTTGACCTGCCAATGCAGTAATCTGATAACCCTTCTGTTGGCTTGTGGACATCCATACAACGGTATTATCCATTTGTACGACTGTATGTCCCTCAGCACATCCTACTTGTAATACGCTATTCTGATATGGTAAGAATGGGCTACCTGGTGACGCACCTGCATCATAGAAAAATTCTAAGGTATTTGTTCCCATTGCTAAAATGTAATTAACTGTCCTAGCAATACAGACTAAAGAATCTGACTGAGATACTGCCCCAATGTAATTAATTGCCTGCCATGTCGTAGGGTCTTCTACGTTCGAGTTATATATTAGCCCTGTTGAATCAGCCACTAAATAATATCCATCAATAAATACTGCACCTGTTACAGTAGATGTAGGATAGTTAGTCGTAAACGTAAGTGTTGTTGTTCCATTAGCTGTAGCATTTTGAGATAAAGTTAAAGTAGTTCCTGCGACAGTCAATACATACGTACCTGCCGTAATACCTGTACCTGATACGTTTTGACCTGGTTGTATCGCTGCATTAGAAGCCGATAGAGTGACTGTAGGGCTACCTGAACCTGTAGTACCAGACTGTGTTGTAATCGTGCTTGTAAGGTCTAATATCGTGCCTGATGCTATGGTATAAACATATCCCTTAACTTTGTTCTTAAAGAATACTTGTGTCTGATCTAATGTCTGTATGAAATCATATTTATCGGAACCATCCACAGTTCCTTTTGAAACGCCATTGTCATAGAACGTAGTTCCAACAATAGTAAATAAGTGAGTACCAATGGAATAGATGCCATTGCCTGCTCCTGATGAATTGGTTTGATAAGTAGATAGTCCTGGACGTTTGACTATCGCAGTAGATTCACTTTTCTCAATTTCAATGACTGCATTACCTAACTTAGCATCTTTAGTCAAAGTGCCATCACGAGTGCCAATATTGTGTCCGAGAGGTACTCTGATAATAGGCATTAGCGACCAAACCTTGTTTCTGGCATAAACATAGTAGAAGCCTCTTCTTGGCTCCAATCAATCATCTCATCAAGCATCTTAGCGGCTCTCATAGCCAACTCTTGACGTATACCTGCTGATACTCCATACTCCATTGCTACTTGGTCAGCCAAGCCAAATTTAAGTAGGTTATACCACTCATTAGGGAACTCAGGTACAGAATTGGGGCTTGTAATATCTGAAATAGGTAACTGAACTTGTAGATGGATGGTATAAGTAGAGTCAAAGGGTGTGTTATATACATAGAGTACACCATTGGTTAATTGTGGGTCGTAATAACATTGATTAGGAACTCCTTGTGAGGGCTTATAACTCTGTTGCATATATTCCTGTCTACTAATAACCTGTAGAACAGTATCATTGTTCGTGGAGCTTCTAATAAATGCCATTACTACTCTAAGAGGTCTGTCGGTGACTACATTACCTGTTGGGCCTAAAGTATACGTTGTTTGTCCTGCAACCATAGGAACTTGTAGGTCTTCTACTTTCCATAATGGTAATCCCTTAGTCTGTAATTGTTTAATGTAGAGGTTTAATGCTTCTGCACAGTTTTGATAATCAGCAGGGGTAGGATTATCCCCAGCACCAACGACTCCTAAGACTCGCAACGACCCATTAATAATCTGATCCCTAGTTACTGTATATGCAGCAGTCATGATTTTAGAATCCTATAGTTAATATATACAACGTAAACATAAATAATATTAAATAAAATAAATACCAAAGGTACAAAATCAAGATTAATTAGATTAAACAAAACTATATAAATATGCTTTGTTGCTAAGTAAGCAAATAGTACAATCAGTATAAATTTTGCAGCGGCAAATCCACCTATTACTCCAATTTTGGAGAATAACCAAGCCATAACTGGATTACCTTCATGTCCTTTACCTGACTTAATGACGTTATAGGTTGTCCAAAAGTCTAGGAACTGAAGAATAATAAAAATAGCTAGGAGTATGTAATTAATCATTAGATGGAATCTTCAATAATTAGATTTAATTGTGATATTGAGTAAGAAGTACCGCCAGCAGTTAAAGCAGCAAAAAAAGCATTATTATTTTGATTTGTAGATTGCTCGACAATATCAAAACGAGGTGTTACAAACCCCCTTACAGAACCATTAAGATAAGGAGCTAAAGATGCTGGGCCACAAGTAATATTAACATTATTTTGTAACATAGAAAGAGACCTTTGTCCTGAAAATTTAATAGTATATGCAGTAGCAGAGCCAGTAGTTGAATTATTTACCAAAGTTCCAGATAATCTATATTTAACATAAGAATTATCATTTAACAAACTTCCTATAAATAAATCAGAACCAGTATATCCATCATAATTTCCTGTAATTTGAACTGGAGTAGAAGATGTAATAGTGTTTGATAAAACAGTTAAAGGTATTACATGGCGAACTTTATAATCAATTAAAAATGCACCTGCTGTTTCAATAACAATAGCTCCTGCATTATCTTGAATTTTAACTCTACCTACACCATTATGATTTACATTGATGGTTGCAGAACCACCTGGCTCAAAATAGTTTCCGCAAACTACAGCATCATTTGCATCTGTGCCTAAAGTTTCGTTTAAATAAATATCATTTCCTGTGCCTGGTGTAGTAGCATTTGCACCATTAGACTCAAAATAATTATCACGAACTATTAAGCTACGGCTTGAAATCCCACCGCTTGAATCATGCCTAATTCCATTTCCACTATTTTGCTCAATGTCGCATCCACTAATAACTACGCTATTAGAACTTTGAACATAAATACCATCACCAGAGGAATAAAGAATACGACTATCTCTAATGGCAAAATTATGGCACTCTCTTTGTAAATAAACACTTGTATTAGTTGCGCCAGTAAAAAAACAATTACTTACTTTTGATGTATATGCTTGGTAACCAACTAGACTTGAATAAAATCCAAATACTTGACAATTTCTAACCTCAACATTAGATGACCATAAATAAAATCCAAGTGCTCCTGATGATGTTGTTGCAGTTCCATCAAGAATAATATTTTCAATAAT